CTGTACCTGCGTAAACCTGAACAGAAACACTGTTGTAGATTCGTCCAGGGTAAACTGCGCGTATATCCAGCTTATTTGAAAATGCAGACGGGGACGAAGCATACGATCCAGAGCATCTAACAAGGACAATATCCTTAGCAAGCTCATTTAGTGCCTCAACAAAGTTCTTAGCTAGAGAAGAATGAGCATCCTTCCCTGTCTCTGTTGAAGTATTAGGATCGTTGTACCCGCTTGTATAAATAGCCGGACCAAACACCTTCTCGAACTCAGAGTAATTTCTTACTCGAATTGGTGTATTGAGAGGGCCGTCTAAGGCTGTGCCAATGATTAGCAGAGGCTCACCAGTAATGGTCTGCCCCTGATCTCCAATGACTCCACCTATTAGATTAGTTGTAATTCCGTTCATTTATTCCTCAGTAACTCCGTTTTTTTGGGTTAAGAATTAAAGGTTAGACGAGAGGATGTTAGGTAAGAAATCCAAAACTCTTCATCTAAATTAGGGTAGAGCCCTGTTTTAAGGGCCCACTTTATATAGTAAGAAGAATTTTGTCTATTATCTACCTTCTCAAGAGTATAATCAGTACCCCTGGTTAAAATTACATATCTCCCGTTCCGGTATAGTTTGATTTCAAGCACACTTGTTACAACCAAGCCATTATCTGTCGAGATTGTATAGGTCTCATCTTCGGAACTCCTAACCAATTTTATATTATCATAGTAGAGGCCATCCCCTATTACACTAAACTGTATATTTGAGATGACTTTAGAGGGTCTAACTGTATATACAGCCAGCTTTACCTCAAAGCGAAGAGTAACTTTTCCTATCTCCCCTTTGGAATTAGGATCAGTCTCAATTATAGTCTCCCTCCAGGTTATTTCTGAAGTAGGGTATCTTGTCTGAAAAATACCTCTAGAGTCCTGAATAGACTGCTCAATATCCCAAGCCATCTCTGAAATATCAAGAGATATTGGATAATAAAGAACAAAATCTACTAGAAGATTATAGTTCTGCTGGTATCTTTGGTTTACAGTACCACCTTCAGCACTGCCATGAAAACCTGAGAATGTTCTTCCTTGCCCCTTTACGAGATCCCTGACTCTTTTAGAAACCTTACCAATAATTATTGGGCTTGTTAAAGTGTCATTAGGTGGCCTATCTGCAAAGCGTATTTTATGGTAAGATAAAACATCTGCAATTAACTCAAGTAAGTATTTTGGAGTTAAGTTAGGATTTGTTGCAATTAAAGTTTGAATTGATGGTGAAATCATTTTGTCTCGACTCCGATACTTATCTCAAGGATCTCTCTTCCAACTTGTAATTGAATATCTGCGTGTAAAAGCATGAAAGCTGGAGCAAACTCTATACCATTTCTAGTGATAGGATTACCTGTCACATTATCAAAAAGATTAATTTCTACTGCTATTACATTTAGCCTTAGATCTTTTAAGATAGACTCCAATAGACTTGACCATTCTTTCTTTACTCCAGGAACAGCTCTTTTGCCTTTGTATGAAGCTAGGAATGTATTGGCAGCGTCCATACCGACAGCAATAGCGTATGCTTCTCTTAGTAAGCTGGACCCTGATGACATTACGCCTCTGTAGATAGAAATACCAGCACCTGTCATTCTAACAGGTGCCATAATACCAACAGCAGCAAGGCTATCAAGTTCGGCTGCTGTTAGTGTAGGAACTAATGTTGTAATATCTAAGGATTTATTAGTAAAACCATTTAAAGGATTAATCCCCGCTAAAGACTCAACATTAAATCTTTCAAGACGTAAACCATTACGTAAAGAGTAATTACCTGATCCAAGAACAAGCCCAACCCAATCTGATCTAGAAGGTAGTATTGTAGGTAGATCTGTAAGATACTCTTCGATTGTGCCATCCACATTAGGAGCAGCAAAGATGATTGGCTTAGGGGTTTGGTAATACTCTTCTAGATAAGATACTGCTTCATTCACTAGTGAGCTTGTAGCTTCTGTTAGCACAATAACAGATGTAATATTATCTGTAGCTGATTCAAGACAAGTACGCAGATTTTCTGCGCTGAAATCATAGTCTAATCCACCTGACAAATAACTAGTGCCTGTTGTAAAAGTACTCCCATGCTGATCCAAATAAACAGGTATAATTCCTAACTGATAGTATCTCTCAAGAAGGTGAGCAAGCTCATCGTAGTTTCCTGTAGTGCTGCAGGTTATTGTTGAGTATTCAGGTGTTAGACCACTAATAGTTAAAGTTGTAGATGTTTTGCTTATATAAACAGAGTTGTATTTCTCTCCTTCATACTTAGCTTTAAATACCCAATCACCTAAGGTTAGTGATGCTCTAACTCCTGGGATTCTACATACAGTTGGGCTGCTACCAATAAATCTTTCAGCACATGTAACTAGATCGTACTTTCCTAGATACGGCCTATACCTAAATTCAGCTGATCCCGCGTACCCTAAACTACCAAAAAAAACACTGGCACCACTAACAACAGGCCTAAAAAGTACGTTGCTAATATCATTTATCTTTACGCCTGGCATAGCCAAGCACTCATAATCAAGCTCGAAAGAAGTTGCAGAACTACCTAGTGTAGTAAATTGGTTATAAAATGCAAAAGTTTTCTCAAAACTGGTAAAGTCTACTACTTGAAATGCCTCTGCACTTGGGCCATCTATTGCAGCACCTATAATAAGTGTTTCTGCCATTGCTTATTCTCAACTATAGTAAAGGTACGCGTTTTTAAAATCTTTTCGTTTTCCTTACTATTTTGATTTAGAGGTTGAGTATTGGAGTGCCACCAAGCCATTTCTCCATTATGTCTCTTAATAACATCAATAACTTTATAGCCCTCTCGCAAACAGATTAGGTTAATAGGCTTTTCTTGATTAATTATCCATTCTCCAGTATAAACAATATCACCTATATTAGGTCTTATTACTGCTGGGAAGTGTATTGTAGGAGTCTCTCTTTGAACAAGGGCGAAATCTTCTTTTGAGCCTGGAACTTCAACATCGTAGCTAATTATTGCACGGACAGCAAATAGGCCCGTCTTTTTGCCAGTTCCTAGACATGAGGGACAAACCCCAGATGGGTCTCTAGCGCACTGAAGACAGGGAAACCTATCATCTTTATGAAGAACTACTAACCACTCTCCAATCTTGTCAATGAAATTAGAAACATTCTGTTCTAAATTCGGGCCTTTTTTAAAATCCCATTGCATCATTTTTAAAATCCCTGCCAGTCCCTACCGACGTATAAACTGCCGTTATTAAACGACTCGTGCCAATTAACGTTAAGCCAAGACTTTCTTGGCCCAGAATCGTTAAATTCTAGTAATTCAGACCATGACTGCAGGTCCTCTTGTGCGGTCTTTTTAGCTTCTACAATAGCCTGAATAAAATCTCTTGTAGTTGATTCTGAATAGTCCCCTAACTTCGTTGTTGTGCCAACGTATCTTAGTCTCTCATTTAAAATTGTGCAGATTAAGTTATATCTTGCTGCAGCCTCTACCCATCGAACTACAGCATGCCCTTCTCTAGACTCAGAGCGGAGAAGCTCTTCACTAAGGTTATTGAAGGAAATTCCAACCATAGTCAAGTATCGGGCATTAGCCTCAAGACTAGCTACGTGAAGGTGGTAATATAAAAAGTCTTCAGGATAATTCCCACTCTCAAATCCAAGTTTTGATTGGAGTAGTCTGATTCCACAATATAGTGGAGTGTACGTCCCTGTAAAGTACATGTAATAGTCTGATAGTACAGGCACACCTGTAATTGATGTTAGACCTTCTTTTACTTTAATTAAATATTTGGTATTTTCAGCTATTGATTCACTGGGCGTAAAAGTTAGTATCCTACCATTTAAGGCCCAACTACCAGAAACAGCGGTTTTATCGTACTCTCCGCTAACATCGTTTCTAGGGAGAACTTTCTCTTTAGTAAATTCTAAGTAGCTTGAATAACCTGCTGATGGGACCATAGACAGAGTTATTGTAAGATTAGGCCATGAACCTAAATTACCTTGACCTGTTTCAGCACCAAAACTGACTAGCAAGGCAGATTGATTAATTGGGTCTAGGGTTGAAACATAAACAGGATCTCCATAATAAAAAGCTCTTACGTCTGACCATGCACCTGTAGCAGAGACAGAATAAGCTCTCACTCTCCAATAATAAGTGGTATCATCTACATAGGAGTAATTTGGGGTATAGGAAGTGCTGAGAGAGGCTTGTGTAAGTAAAGGAGCCTCCATAGTATAATTATCATCTAGCTGGAACTCATAAAGTGCTGATGAACTTACACTCGCCCATGTAAAGGTTGGGGCTGTTGAGTATGATTCATAATTAGCAGGTAAGATATTATCTTCTACTAAGTCAAGGTCAGTTCCTTCGACTGAGAATGTCCAGGTAGTTGGAAAGGCTGTCCTTCTACCAAAATAATCCTTGGCTCCCTCATTTATAATGAACTGATAAGACTCTCCTGTTTCTAAGCCACCTGATACTGTTAAAGTGGTGCATAGAGTTCTTTGATCATAAGAGTCAAAGACAGTAGTAAGACTATCTCCATTGCTGACTTTAATTAGACGGACAAGCTCATTTCTTCTTGTATCGTCGCTAAATTCAGACTGATCCATGTGGATAGACCAGTACAGATTTATATCAGGGTTCAGCCCTGAAATAATCTCATCCGCACTAGGACTAAAGTTAATCAGGTAAGGGATCTTTGCTGCAGCCATAATTAATATACTCTAGAGCCGTGAAGTTACTAAGAAAAAATAAAGGGAAGGTGAATAAACACCTTCCCTTTTGAGATTATCACACGTAATTAACTTAGCTCAATGTACGAACGGTGAAGAGAGCCTGATGGTTCTCGGCCACACGAATGTTCAAAGCCTTGCTGATAGCGCGACCACCGTCCTTAGTGGCTGTATCAAAGTACTTTCTGATCTTAAGAATGCTTGCATCCTTGAACCAATCCTCCATGCTGTCGATAGTGGTTGGACCCTTCTCAAGCAGCCAAAGAGCATTAGCAGCGTCGATCATGTACACACTAGCCAGAGCAGCTGTAGGAGTGTATCCTGAGCCGGGGCCACCTGACAGAGCAGTAGGACCATCTGAGATGTACATAGCGTAGTAGGGAACATGCATCAGATTGTAAGGCAGAGGTACGGCCTGTTCAAACTGAGGAGCAGAGTTCCAGAAGTTAGTGCCAAAGCTACCTTGATGGTAGAACTGTGCCTTCATGATCGGATCTTGAGTAAACACAGCCCAGGTCATGGGATGAGCAAGGACGTGGCTTGGCTGGTACTGGCGTGAAACCTGAATACTAACCATGCTCATAATGTCGCGGTGGTCAAGAGTATAGTTGGCATTGCCTGACACGTCCACACCTACCGTATGGTAAGTAGTATCGGTCGAGCTATTGTCAATAACTGTAACACCCTGGTCCAGCTTCTCCTTCAGCCTGCTTTCAACGAAGCGATTCATCGCATTGTTAGCAAGTCGAATATTAAGACCAACCAAATCAAGGTTAGCTGACATTCTGGCTTCGTCACCGATAGCCATCTGCAGACCAGCCTTCTTGGCCTTCATATTTGCCGACTCAACGCTAGCGCTGATCTTAGCTGTTGGATATTCTCCATTCAACTGAACCCAGTCAGCAGCCACAGCACCAATGTTGAACATTTCAACAGTCATGCTATTGTCGTTAGCAGGGAGAGAAACTCTCTGAGCTACCGCATTCTGGAGGAACAGACTAGGCTCCTTAGGCTCCCTAAGGATCTTAGTGACTGTCTCTTCCCAAAGAGGAAGTACGTCAACACCCTGGAGGGCATCCTTTAGACTGCCAAGGAATCCGGGTACGTTCTCTAGACTTACGTTTAGTTGAGGAGTCTCTGTACCCTTCCTATCTGTCCCTGTCCACATAGCATGGAAGAGATCAAGAAGTCTCTCCTTAGTGTCCCAGGCCTCTTCAGGTGTTGCTGAGTTAGCAGCAGCAAACTTTTCGACAAGGGCGTAACTCTCGGAGTTTGACTTATATTCTGTAAAGATTTTTCTTAGCTTATCGTTCATCTTAGCTATTATCCTATTCCTTTTTATTATTCTCCAGTGTTAGCGTACCCAAAGCTTGAGCTGGCCTACCACATTGGATAGATTCAAGAAGCTTGGAATACCTCTTGGGTTAGATGGAACAACTGTAGTACCGCTAACGGTGGCGCCAGCAGTCAGATTTGAACCATCAGTCAGTCCAGGAACACCAGGATCGAACTGAGCAAAAGCTGTGCGAGCATTAGTGATATAAGAGTAAGTTACTCGAATAGCAGTCACTGTAATGTTTCCAGCAATTGTAATCAGACCGTTCGTTGGGTTCATGTCATGGAAATCGCCATTGAAGTCAGTAAGACCTGTTCTTCCTGTCGTTGGCAGAGTATACCAGTCACTTGAACTGTAGGTTGTAGAGTTTCCACTAATGTCAACCACAGTACCCTGAACTTCAACTGTCACAGGATGGTAAAGAGATACAGGGTAGTATGCAACCCTATACTGCCGACCAGCAGTAACAGTGCTTGGAGTTTCAGCACTCACAGCAGTAACATTAAATCGAGAGCTCATCGGAGCATAAAGACCACCATCAAGCTCATTCTTAACGAATGACATGAATGTGTCCTTGTCCTTGACTCTAGCAAGGTTCAGAACTTCGACTGCATCACCAGCAATCTGATCAGCACCCTGACCCCATTCGTACAGAACTGTCGTTACTGTAGAAGCAGGAAGAGCGGCTGTCCAAGAAGTAGAAGCCCAGGAGAGAGTCACAGAGCCAGTAACAGCAGCACCAGCGCCAGTGAACATTGCAACCACTCGAGGCTGAATACCAGGGTAAATAGCTTCTGTAAGGGCAAAAGTAGAGGCAGCGGCCATTGAACTTAACAGGGATACCAACCTTCTTAGGATTAACTACTGAAGTGCTAGTAACAGTACCCCAGAATCCAGTAAGACGGTCGCCTGAATAAACTGTGCCATGAGCAGCGTTGTCAGCAACAATGTAAGGTACGTCAGCCCAAGCCTGCTTGGCAAAGGTAACCTGAGCACCATCATTGGTGAAATAATTAGTCTTGGCGATGACCTTTGAAGGAGTCATACCAATAGGAAGAAGGTCGTTACCGTTGTGAAGAGTAAGAGCGGTCTGATCAGTGTTGGTAAGTGACCTTTGCCGAGAGCTGCCAGGATTAACTGCAACTCTGTTACCAACAGAGACAAACCTACCAGCGAGCATTGAAGCTCGGACTGTGGTATCCCTCTCATCCTGATAGACAACAGGAAGGTAAGGGTCAGGCACCCATGTAAAGTTACCAGACCTGTGATCGCCCGAAATCGCTATGTCAGCATAAGACTGACCAGGATTTGGCGTTGATCCAAAAAAGTTATTGATATCGTAGCTCATTTGTTATTGCTGTCTCCGATGTAATGCTAGAGGTTAAATTAGCTGCCTCGGCTTTTCATAGCTTTTATCTCCCATAAATGAAGTAAAAGCACTACTTTGATTATTTGTAGAGGGCACTTCATGACCATTACTCTCAGGTGTTACCTTAGGATTTTGATCATTATCAGTATTCTCTGGCTTTGGAACATCTTCTGCCTTTAGAAGAAGAGTTTCAAGACGATGATTAGGAAGAACTGAGTAAGCCTTCCCGTATTCCTTAGCACTCTCGAAAGAGATACCAAGCTTTCTACATAAGCCAACAAGGGCTTGAAGATAATTGTGATCCTTCTGAGTATCCTTGTATTGATTAAGGAGTGCATCAGGATCAGCAGGATTCTTGTCTGACTCTTCAATCTTAGCAAGAAGCTCAGAAGAAGTTAATTCAGTAGCGTCAATAGTTTCAATACTGTCGCCTAGAATATCAGACCTTATCCATCCAGAGACCATAGTAAGATCTCTACTTACGATACCTTCCTTGCTAACCACCCAACCATGCTGGATAGTCTCCTTAGTTAGCTCGCCAACTAGAAGATCAAGATCTGAATCGGAAACACTCTTTAGAGCCTCACCGATGGTCACAGGAGCAGGAGTAGAGTCCTCAGCAGGGATTACTGGTTCAGTAGGAACTACTGGCTCAGCAGGTACTTCTGGTGTAGACGAATCAGTTGAATCGTCTGAAGGAGTCGGAGCATAAATTGTCTTTAGCTCATCAAGATTAGCCTCAATAAGCTGCTCCAAGGTGTCAGTCGGCTGGCTTTCTAGACAATCCAAGAACCCTCTAAAGCTCTTGTTCAGTGTCTCAAGTTCAACCTCACTCTCAGGGAGTGTTAGATTTAGTTTCTCAAATAGTACTTTGATTTCCATAGTTTTATTTTCCAAAGACTCCATTATTAGTGAGGCTTCTTGTGCAATATTTTCGTAATCGAAAGGTATATTATAAAGCGGTGCAGAACTGCAAGAATCTTTAAATGATAAATCTGGAGCAAAAGCGGTCATTGAATCTACGTCATCTGAAGTAAATTCTACAGCACCTGTCTCAGCATCAAGCATCTCATAAGACTCTCTGCCAATCATCTTTTGGGCAAGAAGTAGTTTTACAGCACTTTCACCAATATCTTTTACCTGAATGCCTGCAAGTTCATCAGCAGGGGTTGGTGTAAAGGAGGTCTCAATTCCTGTCCATGAAGGTATGATCCAGTAACAAAGTTGTTTCTTACCATCAACAGTAACTTCATCACCCTTCCAATGCTTAATTGGCTTGCCTTCCTTCCAGAGCTTCAGTACATCTTGTCTTGTAATACTGTCAATGATCTGATGGGCTTCAACACCAATGCTTACATTAAGCATCTCTGCAGTCAGAATTTTTCTAATAGCTTCTGGGTTTGAGATCTGGCCGATCTCATCTAAAGTATATGTACCTTCCCATGATCCAGGTATTCCAGCCCCTCTTCGAGGAGTTTCTGACCCAGACTTTACTTTCTTACACTTAGCTACTATAATACGGCCCTGTACTGAGTCTGTACTATAATAGTGATCAACAAAGAGAGGCTTACCGTGAGGTGTAACCATCGACCTATAGCCTGTAGGCTCAGTAGGGTGGTTATCGCCCTTAATAGCTTTCTCTGTGTAAAGTGTAAAGTTCTTTGTAAGTCGATCAGCATGTGATGCTACAATATAAGGATAGATCGTTAGGATACTAGAAGCAGCCGCGGTACCATCCAAAAGAGTTTTAGCCGAGCTATCTAATAGCTCAGCTTTCTCGACCTTAGGCCTATTTTCAACTATTGAAGTACAAGACTCATATAGTTTGTTATTTATTTTTCGGTAATCATTCATTGTATTCAAGGACCGAACCTAGTAAAGATGCTATGGCCTCAATATCTGGAAAGAGATCATAAGCTCCATCCTTTAAGGCAAAATATTGACTATCAGATAGATTATAGAGGTTACTGAGGTTGCTTAAGTAGGCATCTAGCTCAGCGAAAGTGGTTGGAACGCTAAATTCTTTGGCTTTTGCTGCCTTAGCCGCTTTTGTTTCAGAACCGTTATTACTCTTTTCATCTTGACCTGCTCCTCTACTGTCAGCCTTCACTTTAAGCAATGGGATCTGAATCACATTTAGATGAGTAAGAGCCTTGTTGGGCATTCCAGGTAGGTCTGCGTTCTTCCTAGCTTCGCTAAGATCAACCAAGCCTTTAGCATAAAGATCGGCCCAGTGGTTCCTACTCTTGATCTTTTCATCCTCATCAACCTCAATTAGCCTGATAAATACACGATCATTCTCATTAGTGTAAGGATCGAAACCCTCTTCATATAGGATCTGGTTAATAACCCAGAAAGAGAGAAGGTTTTCAAAGTTCTTAATTACCTGCTTCTTCTTTGGAAGGGTTAGTTCTTTGGCTGCTTGAGCAGCGCCTAAAGTACCTGTCTCCATACCCATAAGGAACGGGGTTACTCCAATACCAGAAAGAACTCTATTAGTAAAGATTTTTAAAATCTCTCCCATACGCATAGCGTGAGATTCTGACCCAAAGTAATCAAACTCGTGATTAGGACCAGTAACTACAACACCACCAACAGGACCATTTCTATGCATTTGGTCTGCCTTCTCGATTTCAGCAGCCAGACCTCCACCACCTTGACCTGTACCTAAACCACGTAAAACTTTGTGATGAATCAGCGGGTCCATGTGGTTCTTTGACATTACAAAGGTAGCTGCTTCAAGAGCTCTCAAGGTCTTAGTAGCTTCAAGAGACGCAAAGTTCAGTCCAAAGCCCCAGCGATTCTCAGCCTGCTCTTTATAAGCGAAATGGAAAAGATCCATTCCTTCCATATACTGATGTTCTTTAATCTTGGAAGGCTCAAACTTACTAATTAAACAATCTCCTGTCAGGAGTTGCTTTGCTTTGTTGGAAATCAAATTAGTAGGCTTCTTATCTCTTCGACTCCATACATCAACGCCATCAACAGTCTCTGGCTGGAGACTGCGAGCAGAAATCACTTCAAACCCAGAAATAGCATAAGGACGATCTTCATAGACACATCTATTTGCAGGGATTGACTGGTTGCCTCTCTTGATAGCCAAGAAACCATTGCCCAGCTTCCATGTTTCATGGAATAAAGACTCGATGATTGTAGTGTAATGCTTTCCATTAGCAAGAGAAATTCTGTTTAGTCTTTTCTTTACTGTTTCAATTGCTTTTGCATTTTCACCATCAAATCTAAAGCCTTTATAGCATTCAGAGTACATATTAATGGCTTGAGCAATAAGACCATCGCTTCGATAGGCCTTTTCACTATCCTCCATACGTCTTTCTGTATGCTTCTCAGATGAGTCTGAAAAGTATTGATAGTCTTCATTCCTACTTTTATGAACAAAGACTCTGGAGTCAAGTTGCTCATCAAGCCCTCGACGATCATAATTATTTGCTCTTACGACTCTATCCAACATTTAAAATTTCCTCAATTTCAGCAACAAAGGCATTGTAAACTAGAGGTTTGTACCAGTCATAGAACAAAACTTTTGTAGAGCTATTATTTTTTATTATTAGTTCAAAATCCTTTAGCAGTAGTTTTCTTTTTTCCTGAGCTTCAATCCACTGACTTTCTGTAATACCTAAGCACAATGCTTCATCTAAGTAGGCAGACTCAGGGCCTCCTAGAATAAGATAAAAGTCGTAGTTAAAGAAATAACAGTCTACTTTTAACAAACCATTAAAAGCACAATTCCACTTACCATCTAATGCAACATAGCTATTTTTAAATATAGGGTGCTCAGTAAGAAGTTTGGAAAGGAGGCTATCAAAAACCTCTTTTCTTTCCAGTTCTAAGCGGTCTCTGTTTGTCAATGCTTTTAGACATCGACCTAAAACAGAAGCTATCCATTTTTTTAGATTAGAAACTATTTTCGAGTACATTAATTATCCTTTGTAAAGTCCTGGCTTTGACGCTACCTAAACGAGCTTCTTGCTCTGATTCAAGCTTTGCTTCTTTTGCAGCTAAGTTTTTCCTGATCTGTAAACCTAAATCTGCTGCTGCGTCACTTATTAGTTGTCTAACAAATGGCAGAGTTCTAGATTCAGATCCAGCTATATGAGAAGCAAGACCGTCTAGAAAGTCGTCTACCTCATCTCCAATACTAGAAGCCATTTTAACTAGCTGAAGAGTCATTACTTCTTCTAAATAGCCTTGAAGAGTATTACCATAAGAGACTGTAAAAACTTGTTTAGTTGGGGTCCAAACATCTGTCTCATTCTTTAAGTAGTTTTGGAGTAGATATTGAAGAGAGTGTGGAGATCCTTCTACAGCGACTGGTATGTAGTAAGATATAAAGTCCTTTAACTCCTCAGCAATAGGGTTCTCATATTCTTTCCTAAGCCCTACTGACCATTCTAAGATATTAGTTAGCTCAGTTTTAGCCTTGCCAAGTAAGTAAGAAAGCATTCTATTATTCTGAACCTCTTTACCTGGAATCACTTTGCCTGCTTTATCACGTTCAGATACAAGTACTACTTTACCTGCCTTATCTTTAACTACTATAGGCTCTTTTGGCTTTAGAATATCATCTATAGCTTTATTAAATAAAACATCTAAAACTTCTGCTCTTTGTAGATGCAAAAACACAGTCTGAAGAAACGACTCTGAGTGCCTATCAGACTTAGCTACCTCTTTCTCTATATTATCGATCTCAACTGCACTAGCTGTAAAGGATGGATAAGATACTGAGTCGTCTAAAATTAGCTCAATAGGAACGTAGTTTTTTTCTACAAGCTCAGCGTATCTAGGAAAATAAGGACTCTCAGCGCCAGCTTTGATATACTTAATAGTATCGTTTAAATCTGCTCTAACTCGTGCTGCTAACTCTTTAACATCATCTAGCTCAGCAGGAATTTTGGTATACTGAGTGTCATCCTCAACAGCAAGTTTGTCGATATTGAGGGTACTTGGTTCTACACCAGTAGACCCTGCTTCAACTTTCTTCTTTACATCAAATACCTTAAATAGGTCCGAAATCCTCACTGGGCCTCCATGCTGTATGCTTTATTATATCGTAAGTTACTAGCTCTGAGTCTAGCCATAGAAAATCTTCGTTATAGCCAGGGACATGTTTCTTTAATAGGGGTATAGGTTCAGGTAAAAAGTTATTTGTACCAACTAGTACTTTCTCCTTAATATCTTCACCATGTAAGAATATAATGTACTCAATAAACATTAAACAGTCGATATAA